GCTGGTCGTCTAGAACGTCATAGGCCATCAGCTATTCCATGGGCCTTTAATCTCAATGTTCTGCATGAATTGCGGGCGGTCTTCGGTAATTGAGGCCTTGAAATTGAAATGCGGGACAATGGCGAAAATGTCCATGTCGGTGACCAGGTGAAGATTCTTCGCCATCTTGTAACTTAAAGGGCGTTCCAGCGGGCCCTGTCCATCCGCTCCTGTTCCTATGTTCTCGGCGTGCGCCAAGTCGTTCCAGCGACTATTGAACAGCACTTTCATGCCCGGCCGCACTGTATCAACTTCTGAACCAACAGCTAAAATCCTTCCCTTAATACTTTTCGGCGCATCGGTTAGCACGACAGCACTTTGCTCATCGATGCGCTCGACTAAGATCCGATTGTGGCGAGGCTCAATCATGCGCTTACTTGGATTTATGAATTAGGCCGGGATAACTGCGCTTGCCGCTGGTGTCGCCCTTTGGGGCATTATGGCGCAGGACATCGCTGACATGCTTGGCTTGCATAGCTGCGCCCTTTGGCGTTTGTTTATTACCATTCATGGCCCCAATGCTGTTCATCACCTTGTAGGGCACACTCGATTGAGAACCATATTCGGATTTGAGCTTCTTTTCAAGAAAAGCAGGCATGATCACACTCCCATCCAACCTTTTGGCTGGCGCGGCGGTCGCTGCCACGCATCTTGTGCCGATTCAGGCGCTACGTCAACAGCAAATGTCAAACACAATGTATCCGCGCTGTCTGGCGAGCGTAATCCACGCTTCTTCATCATCTCCTTGGCTTCGATGACCACTGAACCGTGAGCGCGTTTGCCTTGGGCGTAGTGGAATTGCGGGCCTGTCAGGTCAGAAGCCAACTCTTCTTCGTCTGGGATTTGAGCGCCCGCATCCAGCCAGCCTTTGCATTTGCCCCAAATCTCCGCACGTCGGTTAAAGTATTTGACGGCATCGAAGGCTGATTCCGATCCGTCGAATCCGATGACCTCATAGCCAACTGCTTTACAGTAGTCGACAACACCGCCGCCAACGCCGCCGGCGTCAATGACGCTAGCATTTGGCTTGAGGGCATTGATGTGGTGAATGACGCGGTTGGCGGTAAACTGGGTGTCCCGGTTTCTGAACTTTTCAAGCTGGACATACTTCCTCCCTTGCCGATAGCCTAGAACCGTCTGATCGTCACCGAACCTCGCTACATCACAGGCTAGGATTTTCGGAAGATACTCATAACCTTCTGCTTTATAGCGCCTTGCCCGCTGAACCACCTCACTGGATATGAATTGCGTGTCTCCCTGGCGGGGGAACACTCCTCGCACGCGCACACGAAAGAAATCACTATCTTCGCCTTCTTCGGATTCCCACTGCTTGTATAGTGCCTTATTAGTTCCTTCCACTGTTCGGGAGTCAATGTGACGGTGGCGCCATCTGTGCCCTTGACTTCCGAAGCATTCAAAAAATGGACCGTCGTTGAGTGTAGGATTTCCAAAGACAAGCCAGAGGATGACTGTATTCTCATCGGTTAGCGCTCCTTTCGTGACTTCCCAGATCGGCCGGTTGATTGCCGAAGCCTCATCAAATATAACCAGGATAAGCTTTCCAGCATTATGGAGCCCTGCGAAAGCCTCAGTGTTGTATTCTGACCATGTTTCGAAATCCGCTCGATAAGTCGCTCGATATTCTGCATCTTTGACGCTGATTCTGGTGGCTTGCACTTCCCAGAAGTCTTTGTCATAAGCTAACCTGAACCATTTGCTGACCTCCGGCTGAGTCTTGCTGCTCAGCTGATTTCCTGTATTCGCTGTAATGATGCATCTTGCGCCAGGCCAACAACTTAGCGCCCACTTGAGAATCATAGCTACCAGGGCGGATTTGCCAATGTCATGCCCCGACGCCACGGCGCTTTGATATGGCATGTAGCGCGTATCGAGATTGCGGATATGCTCGCCAATCGCTGCTAGTTCTTCTGCTTGCCAGGCGCGAGGTCCAGACGATGCCGCCAGTTCGCCTTCCCCCCATGGAAAGATTGCTTTGACAAGTCCAAGCGGATCATAGGCATAACTGGCAATTTCTTCAATGAGTTCTAGCGCACTACTGGCCACGTTTAGCCCGCATCTTAGTAAGGGCCTCGGTGTAATTCAGCGTCACATTAGCGTCAAGCGTCTGGGTCGGCATTCCGTGCTTGTAATTCATCAGCACGCGCCAGATATTTGCCGCAATTTCAGCAGCTTTCAGGCGAGCGGCCCAGTTCACCACATCGCGCTGGTCAGTGACTTGTCCTTCGTGGGCAAAGAACTTAGTTTCAAGAGCTTCATTGGCAGGATGGGTCATCAGCCGGCAGGCGAGACGTTCAAGGCTGCCGGTATCCGGGTTAGCCTTCTTGAGCATCTTCTCGATGCGCTGAACAAACAGCCTAGCCTCAGGAAGCAGGTTTTGTGAGCCTTTTGGCCGTCCCATATGGGTATTTAGGCATTATTTTTGAGTACTTGCAAGCGTAATTCGGGTACTACGCTCCCGATGGCTCTCTCTTACTCGAATTGCCCGCTCACTGCAAGTATCCGCGCTTCTTAAGTTCTTCTTTTTGCTGCTCAATGCTCAGCTGGGATTGTGGAATTTTAAATCTCGGTCCTGCCGGCTCAACAACTTCTCTGAGTTTTTCCGCATATTCTTCCCGCGCTTTTCTTTGCTCTTCGCGTTCCTCTGGTGTTGGTTCGGGATAGGAAATTTGCGGGACTCCCAAATAAATCGTGTCGTCGATCGGAGTGGTTCCTTCAAGGGCTTTTCGAATGTGCCCCGGTTTCGGGAATTGTTCCGCTGTCCGCGTCGCTTGGCGACAAGCTATTTCCAATTCTTCCGGTAGCAGGTCGTCTAGCGCTTCCGCGTAAGTCGCTATCTGCATCCGCGTCACTTCGTGAGTCGGGAAGACCTCGCTCCATTTCAGAAACCACTTGCTCAGCACGTCGGCGCACATCGCCAATCGCTTCCGCTGATTTTCTTCTCCGCCTCTCATCGAACGATTCTGCCTGTCCATTGACCTTCTCCTTTCGTATCGGCTTGAACGCAAACCACCCTCCGGCAATCGCCTGTTTCAAAACCTCAGCTACATCCTCGCCACCGTCCCGCAACTTCCGCAAATCATCCAGCAAAATGTCAACCGCTCCCGGAGTCAATGGCCGCTTCAGCTTCTCCCGCATCGCTCGATAGTCCCCCCACAAACTGAGCGGCACCCAATCGGCCAGGGCCTCTCTTGTTGGAGTATTTGAATTTAGTCTGGAGTCTGGAGTCTGGAGAGCATTGCCTTCGCATTGCGTTGGCATTGCGTTCGCATCCTTTTTCCAGCGAGCTTCGGCGCTTTGTTTAGCCTTATTACTTCTTGATTCTGTGTGCTTTATCTCCTCGTTTACCCGCTTGTGTGTATACCCACCTGATGCGCCAAGAATGAAAAAGTCGGTTAGCAAGTTCATGACCAGATTTTGACCAGAAGTTGGCCCACGCGAACGAATTCTGGTTGTGACTTGGCAAATTCGGAACGCAGCTTCTAGATTCTGGATAGGTTTTTCAGTGGAGTAGAGGTGATCGAGCAGGAGATTGTATGCTCCGTGCTCTTCGAGCGAAAGATGCTTTGTGTCGCGTAAATAGTCGCCGGGAAAACGCCTGTAGTAATTCGTAAGTCCCTCCTACAAGGGAATTGAGGATGGGGCAGTGTAGGCTGCCCCAGTCCCCAAATACTGACCGAAGCCGTTAGGCCGCGCCAGCGTGAGCGCTCAGCATAAATCATTCTGCTTTCCTGTCAAGCCCAAAATGTGCCCTAGCCCCGCCCTACCCACCTCGGCGTTTCGAGCGGCTCTTACCTAATGGCTTCTTTTGCTTGGTCAGCAGGTTCCAAGCGTCAATCAACTCCCCGATCTTGCTGAGCGCCAACCCATGGCCGTTGTAGAGCTTCGCAAAATCACCAGAGAACTCGGCTTGCAGATCGTTCAGCGCCGCCAATAGCTTTCCTTGTGACTCGGCGATGCCGTCCACTTTCTCTATCAGCTCGTCCAGCGTCTTCATGGCTGAAGGCTCCTAATAACGCAGAAATACAGAAACAGCATCGCGCCAAACAGCATCCCCGCCCCTATCCACAGCATGTCCTTGCCGGTCACAGCTTTCATGCCACCTCCAGCTCAATCGTCGTATGCCGCTTCTTGTGCGGGCACTTGGTCTGTACCACCTCTAAATCCAGGTACTCCGGCGAATCATCGAAAATCAATTGCCAGCGCTTTAGAGCGTCGATCACCGGCTTTACGGCTGCAAACGCGTTGTCATGGTCGTAGGCTCTAGAATGGGCTAGGATGATCGACAATCGCATCTTTACGACGGGTTTAAGATAGATCATCGGCCTTTTGGCCCGCACCCAGAGAATCCACTTCTCTTTCTCCTTCGCCACCGTCCGCCAATGCTTTCCCAGCACCTTATTCGGCGACGGCGGTACGTCTGGAATATCGAGTGTCACTTGGCCTTCTTTTTCTTCTGCCGGAGATGCCGGCCATTCTTCACATACCTGCACGGCCTGGCCCGGTAAGCGTCCCGCAAGTCCCAGGATGTGCCGTGGCAGATAGGACACAGTTTATGGCTCATGCTCGACGTCACCCTTGCGATAGCCATGGATTTTGCATTGTAGTTACAAAAAGCCTTATCTTTCCAGCTGATACCCCGCCCACACCAAGAGCCAGCCAAGTCCTGTCAGCCCTGCAATCACCCCAACTCCCGCCAAGACATGCCACAAACGGACCTGCCCAGGAGAAGTCCTGTCCCATTGCCGCTGGCGCTCTACCAAGTCTTCACACGTAAGCAGCTTTTTCATCAGAAGCACCTCCCGCTATGATCATTCTGGCGATGGCAATCAGGGCATTTGCATCTTAAATTCTCCATGCAATGGCATCGGCTAATCTTGGTGTTTCCCTTATGAGCCAAATGCCCGCCTGTCCAGCTCACTTCTTTGCCGCAGTCTACACACCTGAACTTGTCGCGCTCGAAAATAAGCTGCCTGCGCTCTCCCACATCCACTAATCCGCAAAGATACTCGCAAGCATGATCAGTACCCGGATGTACTCTCCGGCTCACGTAGCTGTAGCGCGAATGGTAGTTCCTGGCCTTGGTAGCCAGAGAATCAAGCTTGTGAGGACTTTTGTGCACGATGTTTCTCTAAAGCCTTAGTTCCCCGCTCAGAGCGATTTATCCATGATTTCAGCCACTCAGCGCGAAGTATGGCCCTCAGAGACCTCTTAGCCTCCCAAACCGTGTCTAAGGCCGCAAGCAGCACGTCCGTTTGCCACGTACAGGGGCGTCCAGGTTTCAGCGAAAGCTTATATTCCAACCAAAGGTGATGACCAGCCCGGATAAGCAGAAACTCTTCCGGAGATGTGGGCCTATTGTCGAAGCGCTTGTCTCTCATTGAGCCACCCATGATTTCAATTCTTCGTCCGTCACTTGCTCCAAAAGCTTCAGCATGATCTCGATGCCCAGGTCTTTGGTGCCGATCTCGATGAATCTGTTCAGCTGTTTGCCTAGCCTGAGTTTCTGATCCGGTGGCAGCTTGATGAGCATGGGCCGCTTATTCATGGCCTGTTCTCGGCGCCTGCGTTTAGGAACGTCCAAGAGCAGACCGTCCACAAAGCAGCCATCCGGCATGTGTCGTACCAGTTGAAGGGCTTCTTCACGGCTGTGCACTAGAGCCATATGAACTTTCCATCCGGTCCATGAGACGGCATTCTCTTCTTAGGTCTGCGATTGTTAGCTTGTTCTTTCCGCGTCGCCCATTTGCAATTCCCTGGTTCGTAATTTCCATTATTGTTGATGCGCTCCAGGGTCAAGCCATCAGGACGTTGCCCCATATCGGCCAGGAAGTTCGCAAAATCATTCCACGCCTCATGAACCTCAATGCCTCGTGCTCCATAATCAGAGAAGTTGCGGTTCCTGGGATTGTGACATCGTTGAATCATCTCTGCCCAACTGCAATAAGTTGCTGATTTTCCACTGTGCGCCTGACAGCCTCCATGCCTGAAGCGCCTTTTCCATCGGTTGCATGTACCGCAAGTCTTGGCAGTACCTTGCTTGACATTGCCCATCCTGAATAACTTCTCTCTACCACAATCACATCGGCAGAGCCACATGGTTACTTGTGCCCCTTTGTGAGCGCTGATAAACGTGAGACTACCGTACTTCATGCGTTGGCAGCTTTCAGTGGACGAAACTCCACCTTCCGCTGTTCAAGCTCGTATTTTAGGGATTCCAATTGGTCGGCATTGGCGATAAGGGCGCGAGCAGCGGGGTTCCATAGCTTCTTGAGCAGGTCCTTGTGGGCGGTCTTGAGCGACTCTGCTCCGGTAATCTCCGCGGTCTGCGATTCGTCGTACCAGACATAGAAAAGGGCTTCTTGCCCGTTCTTTTTGGCGTTGACGACGTCGATAGAATCCTTGAGCTTCTTGGTCAGATCTTCGACCTTTGCTTTACCTACCGCCTGCGCTGCCTCGCTAGTGCCCCTTCCTGAAGCGCTGTTGCCGTCGTCATCTTCAGAAGCGCAGCCGGTGATCGCGGCATAAGAATAGCGTCGGGCATAGGTAATAGAACTCCCGCAACTCTGAGCGGTGAAGCCGTCCCGGCCAGTCGCGGGCAGAGTCAGTCTTCCCCGCATCCATTCTCCGGATTCATGCATGAGGTAGGAAACCAGCGACATGCTTTTGGCCTCACTCGCCACGTCGGGCCATTGACTCACCACTAGTCCATTGCTGGCCAGAGCTTCTTGTGTAGCGTCAATGTATTCAGCCAAATCGGCGTATTTGCTGGCCTTGCCGCCACGCATAAAGGCCGCATTGTCAGTCTGTTTCACGACTGGCTTGAACTTAAGCTGAGCGGCGGCCAAAGCCTTGACCAGTGCTCCGGTCCACGCCGGTGACATTGTGACTTCCCAAATCTCTACCAGTTCTGTCTTCATTTCTTCGCTCATTGGTCCTCCGGCTTCAGCTTGGCCTTTTCGCTCTCGGCCAGCAACAAAATGGCATCGGTCCAGCGGTCCCATTCCTCGCTCGTTAGGGACTCGCTCCTGTGGCTTTTGCCTACAATGGGGACCAGCAGCTTGGCCACAGCAGCAAACGCGTCATTAGGGGTCAAGACTTCACCATCGCGTAGCCAAGGGTATCTTTCTCGGTTGGCAAGGCTATTTCTAGCCCGTTGGCATAAGCATCTCGCAGGCCGAGCGTTAATAAGTCAGCAGGGTCTTTGATCCAACCTTTTTGCGCAGCAAAAAAAACGGTTAGCGCAGCCCGCGCAGCCCGCGCAGCCCGCGCAGCCCGCGCATCCCACGCAGCCCGCGCATCCCACGCAGCCCACGCAGCCCGCGCATCCCGCGCATCCCACGCAGCCCACGCAGCCCGCGCATCCCACGCAGCCCACGCAGCCCGCGCAGCCCGCGCAGCCCGCGCAGCCCGCGCATCCCACGCATCCTCATATTTTTTGACAGTCCATTTGAGGCCGCGATGCGCAAGAGCTTTTTCCAGTGCTTCCACGACGGCTTTTTCGTTATCTTCAGGTCTGCCAAGCGCGTACCTCCAAGCGATCTGCTCGCCTGCCATCTCCTTCTCAAGGCCAGTAAAGACTTTCGAGAGAGACTCAATGCCCTGCCCGATCTCTACCTCGGTTGCAAAGCGCAGAATCGTTCCGCCAGACGACCGCCATTTATCGCCACGCTGGATTAGGTCCTCGCTCGGCTCAATAACTGTCACGCATGACGTCCTACCGTTCGGCCACATCCCGGCAATGCGCAGTCCTTTGGCTAGGTCATCAGTAAAGTTCCAGCCATAAGAGCACTCCGTCTCGCCGGTATCGAGCGTTACTTTCGGCAACTCGAATGGCAGCGAGCCATCAAAGATGGGATTGCCGCCCTGCAGCGGCGAGCAAAAGTCATGGGTGAATATCTTCCAAAACAGCCTATTTTCCTTCACGAGCGCTCCCTCACAAGAGAAGCTGGAACCAGGCCGAGCTTGAGCAAGCATCGCGTGACCTCGGCTCGTACCCGCTCACGATCCCGCTGCTCGGCTTCGTCCGGCTCGCAAGCGCAGCTATCCAGGTAGATTACGGTGTCACATTTGCCACAAACTCTGCCGTCCATCGTCTCTTCGCTCATGGCTTCCTCTCAGCGATTCTTTGCAAGGTTTGTTTAGCTAGTGCTTGCGGGCAGATTCCCGCTTTCCATTGTCCGTGCGTTTGGCAATATCCATGATGGTCGTAATGGCAGTCCTCGACATCAATCAGGCCACGCAGCGCTGTCAGCAAAAGATTCCGTTCGTCGGCGATGCGGTTGGCTGTGGCGTCCAGTTTGGCAATGGATTCGGCTAGGTCAGCCGCACTGACAGGTTCAGCTGTCCACGCTTGGCAGTTACACGGCCCCATCGCCATCGGCGCATACCCCGATTCGTGGGAGTCGCCGCGCTCGTGCGTGCAGCCCTCCGGACCGTGCTTTGAAATCTCGTGGTTGCAATCATCACAAATCAGGTCTTGGCGTGTCATGGTGCGCCTCGTTTCGTTTTCTAGGCTGCCTTGCTACTTGCTCTTACCTTGCTTTGGCCTAGTGTAATAGTCCTCTGTGATGCTTCCCTCATACGGTTGCTCTTGTATTTTGAATCGTTCGCCAGCCGCCACCGCGGATAGTTTGTCCTGTAGCCGTTGAATTGATGCCCACTTGCCGTGCGGGAATAGTTCAGGAAAATCCTCAGATTGCTTGAGAATCTCAACCCACCACGCAACCCATTGAGGCTCCATTTGTGGCTGGAACCACTCGAAATCGCGTCGTCGTGCTAAGCGTTCCCAATCGGGGTAACTGTGCATCTCGCGCATATTGATTGAGTCGCTCATACGTCCTGCTCGCGCTCGTCATATTCGTTTTCACGAACATCGAGCAATTTCCCAAGCCTCTTAACTTCTGCTTTCAGAGTCATTATTTCTCCCTCTAATGCTCCAGCATCGGCAATCCAGTATGCTGGCCAAGGACAGGCATGCTCACCGTGCCTTTCGCGGAACTTTTGCATACGCTTGCACAGAGATTCTTCCGCCATAACTAGGCCAATCCTTGGATGGAGTTATTCGCGCTATATTTGCGGTCAAGCGTTGTAGAAATGTGGAACACTCGGCCAGCAGGAGAGCCTTGGATGCCAGCCTCCAGAGAAGCTACTTTCCAGTAGTTTTTGGTCTGCCCGACGATGCGCCCACGGAATTCAACGATTCTGTAAGAGTTAGTGAATCTCGCTATTACTTCCTGCCCCACTTGGTAGCTGTCCGTGTTTGTCATCTGTGTTTCACCTCGCAGTAAGAGAATACGTCAATGTGCGTAGAAGTGTCAAGGGAAAAATGAATACTAGTACTTTTTTTCTATTGCAATCAGCGTTTCAGCATAGTATAAGATGGCGCATGGACGAGAACGGATTCAAAGCAAAGCTCTTACGGGAGATTCAGAAGTATGGAACGCAGAAAGCGACGGCTGAAGCCCTCGGCATCAGCGAGCAATTCTTGACTGATGTATTGAAAGGCAGGCGCGGGCCCGGTCCTAGGCTATTGAAAGCAATGGGCTTAGAGCGTCGCGTTGAGTTTGTCAAGCGATAAGCGGCGAGCGAGGCCAAGCTAATGGACCGGCTTTTGGACACACCTCAGGGCGGGCAGCATCTCAACTAACGTAAGGAAGGCCGATGGCTTGGTGCGCGATTCACGAAAAGACGTTCCCTGACGCCGAGCCATGCCCGCATTGCAAGGCGGAGGATGACGAAGATTTCGAGAACTGCACCTGCGACATCGACGGCGAGGACAACTGCCCGGTGCATTATTGGTTGGACTTCGGCGCGGTTCCGCAGGGGGCGCTGGGCAAACCAGCGTGAACGAGCGATGAGAACTAGCGTATGGGGGAGGGAGCATGAGTGAACATTGTCCAACGTGTGGCACGAACTTGAGCGAGTTTCAGCCGCCAAAGAAAACGCATACCTTACAGCAATGGTTCGATGAAGTGGCGCAAGGGGAATACAAGGGGATGAAGCTTCTGACGCCACGAGATGCGAGCACGTTGCTCGGCTGGACGTGGGTCGCAGATGACAAGAACCCTGAATGCTGCGGCCAACCCGTTCGAGTTTATTCAATCATTGGCTGTCCGTATCATGCAGAATGCGAGAAGTGTAAGAAGTGGATGCATAGCGTTACGGTGCAGCAAGGCAACTCGTGGATGAGTTTTCCGCCAGAGTACGTAGATGAAAATACGAAAGCGCAGTGGGTCGTAAAGCCAGCGATAGCTATTGCTGTTGCATCGTTTTGACCAGGCTTAGAAGCGGAGGAGGAGCGAGTGGCTGAGAGATTACCGTGGGGCCATAAGTCAAGACATTGCATTTACTGCGGGAAAGTTGGTCCACGATGCATTGTTGCTGGCGGATACGCGCACAAATACTGCATTCCCAACGAGCGAGTAGTTAAGGACATCCGGCCTGACGGGAGCGTGAAGTACATGACAAAGAAAGAGGAAGCTGAATGGCGAAGGCAAACGAAAACCAAAATAGCATTGTAGCCCCTCTGCCCGATCCGCGAGTGGTGGAGCGCAAGCGATGAGCGACAAAACATCACTTTCCACGATTGCCCAGAAAGTCGAATGGTTCCTAGCGCACCGCATTCACTTGGTTGGGAAATTCAATCTCCGCAAGGCCGTGCTCGCCATGAAACACGACGGCCTGATAGCCAAATCAACCTACTGGCCTGACGCAAAGACCGGCGTGGAAGAAGCCGCAAGGCAGGCGAAGCTGCGCTGGTATGCAGAACACAATGGCCGAGAGGTACGCCTATGACCCCGACTCCTCTCACTGAGCGACTAACGGACCTGCGAGTGGCGCTGATCACAGAACTGTACAAGCGCCATCCACAGCTAGGAGCACGTTCGATTGATGAGCTTGCTGACTTTGTAGCTTCGCTATACCCGCTCGTCTCCGGCCTCGACTCCCTGCCAGGCAAACCAGCCCCAGCGGCTACGGCAGCGCCAGCGGAGCCGCTACGGGAAGGCGATGAAGTATGGGTTCGCGGCGAAGTAAGCGTAATCGAAGAAGGCGATGATTGGATTGAAGTGGACTTTGACAGCGCGACGGGGCACGAACAGCTTTCGTTCAAAACGAAGGATATATTAAAGGAGGTACGAATCCAATGCCATTCGACAACGCCAAGCCCGGGCAAATAGCGGTCAACGCGCCGGGTTGCGACAGATGCGGCAAAATGTTCCTTGATTGCCAGTGCGACCGACCCGCCCCAGCGGACCTATGTGGTCACAAGAACAAGTACATCTGCAACTTACAAGAAGGTCATCTAGGGCAGCATGAATACCATACTTTCACGGGATTAACGGCATCATGGCCAAATCACGCCCCACCGTCCACGCCAGCCAGTAGGGAGCTGCCAGGCAAACCAGCGTTAGAAACAATAGCTGCCGCAGCCCAGCCTCCAGCCAAGGAGAGAGAAAAGCCATGACGGACCCGCGAGTGGTGGAGCGCAAGCGATGAGCGAGGCGCTGACCGGCGAGGAACTTGACGCGTTGGAGTATCTCTATGGTGGAGGCGATGAAACAATCGAGTGTCGGTCAATGGTTTGGGTGCGCACGCGGCAGAAACAAAAATGCGTGAGCGTGCTACATAAAGGACCGATGATGCAGCCAGGGGGAAGCCGCATGGTCTTGGAACGCGCCAAGGTTGAAGGTCGATTCGGGAGTTGCTATACATGCGATGCATGAGAGATTCAGCAAAGGAGCTGGGAGCATTCCGATGACAAAGCAAAAGTTACTGTCCGCACTTGAAGAAATATGCTCGGCGTACCGAGACGCGATGCGCCGCTATCAGGCTGGCGACGACCGGGCAATCGAATCGAACGCCCTCCAAGTGACTTACAAGGAAGCGGAAGACGTTGTTCGTTTGTCGCAGCAAGATATTGCGATGGGAGAATTTTGATGCCCGCTCCTCCCACTGAGCGACTAGCGGAGCTGCGAGTGGCGCTGAAGGCGCTGGTTGAGTTAGCGAGAACGTATGCTCACCACGCTGAGAACACAGGAAGCATAGTCACGGCCACAAAATTCCATGAAATTGCTCGCAAGCTTGAGCCGCTCGTTAGCTGGTTGGCGCCACTGGCACTGGTTTGACCGGTGGCGGCTTGTAGCACGGATTCACGAGCACTGTAGCTTCGCCTGGCGAGCCATAGCCTACTTCTGTGGGGTAGCGGTCGGTCATGGAAAGAATTGGTGGCGAGAGGGACCGGTTGTGACCGGTGATTGCCATTCTTCGGCCCCTCTGGATCGTTAGCGCTGGCTAGGCGCACCACCAAGCCTGTATTAGACCAACTGGTTGATGACGCCGCCGGTGGCCGGAGTCGTCAGCAAAGGCACTGTGGCCGTCGCTGTGACAGCCGTGCCGTCCGAAGCCGTGCCTGCCGCCGTCAAGGTATAGCTCGTGAGCGTGTCGGCTACCGCGTCGGTTGCGTCCACTGTGTTCCCTGTCGTGTCGGTCGGGTCGGTGACGAGTGTTAGGCCGGGATCGCTCGAAGTCCAAACGACCGCGGCGCCCGGCGTCATTCCGCCATTCCACACAACTTGAAAGGTGCTTGTCCCGCCTACTTTGGTTCCTGTGATCGGCATTGCTTTATCTCCTATAATTTGAAGGATTTGACCGAGTGTTGCTGGTTCTGGCGCTTCTGCCGCTAACAACTCGGCAATCTTATCTAGTTTCTGGCCGTTCTGCTGGGTGGCTCTGAGTACGTCGCGTTGCTCTTCGAGGATAGCCCGGAGTAGTTCAATCTCTTTCCACTCTTGCTCATTTAGTCCGCGGACGCTCACGTTAGAACCATGCCAGCGCGAAAATCTGATTCACGAACCACACCACCGTTACCACGATGAGGATGATCCTTAGGATTTGAAACATCCAGGCGATCTCCGGCTTAGCAAACTTCGCGGCAATGATGTCGAAGATCGACCAAATCCCCCAGATGATGATAATGCAGAGAATCAGTCCTAAAATTACCCCCAGGAATCCATGCAGGCCATAGAACCCGTAGCGGACTTGCCCTAGCAGCAAGCTGATCCTGTGCATAGCCTTATCCTCTCTCTCGCGCGAGGTGCGCGTCTGTGACAAACAACACTACTGCGGCGGAAGCTGTGCCTCTTGCGGAATCAAAGTCAAATCCAATGGCTTTCCAGTCTGCGCCTCATAGGCTGCCAACGCGTTGCTGAATATCTTCTGAAACGCCTGCTCGATCTGGATAGGCAGCCCAAGACCGGGAATGGACGCCAAGATCGGGAGAATGGTGTTTAGGATGTTCAGGATGTTGCTGAGCGTGGAAGTCCCGCCGGCGGGGGCCGGGCTTGATGTTGGTACGGTGCTCATGGCTTTCCGTTCTTCGCCGCTGTCAGGGCCGTAGTCTTGGCACTCACATCGGCGAGGGTTGCGCTTACTGTGTCGGATTGCTGTGTGGTGGCTGTGCCGTTCATGGCTGCGGCATGATAGATCATGTACGCCCTTTGCGCCACGTCGTAACTGTCGATCAGGTAGGCGAGCGTGTTGCGCACTCCTGGAGCGATGCTGGCCGGGTACGTGGCGCTGGTCGAGAGTTCTTGCTTCGTGGTTTCTATGATCGAATGGGCCACGAGCAACGAATCATACGCAGCCGAGTCAAAGCTATTAGCTGCGCCTGGATGGACTTTCTGCGCAGCGCAGCCAGACAGCGATAGCGCAAGAGCAAGTACAAATACTGCCGTTCTTTTCATTGCGTCCTCCCGGAAGTGGCTTGGCAGGTGATGATCGGATAGACTTGTGGGCTCCACGGAGTAATCTGCTGCTGACCGTAAACAGGCTGCGGCAGTGGCAGGTAGACCGGGTAGGGTTGGGGAATGAATGTCACCTTCTGTATCAAGGAAAAAGCGAGCATTGCAGACTTTAACTCGCTGAGTTCTTTTTCAAGCTGTTCAATATGCTTCTCAAGTTGTTTCTTCGTCATGTTGCTCCTCTATCTGAATCCCGTAAGAATCCCGACGATTGGCATTATGTAAACGAAAGCACGCTCTACAGGCCCGATAACTCTTAGTTGGCCCATAAAAACGTACATTGTCACCAGAAAGTTCATGGCCTCGCTTGCAGTGCGTTTGAAAGGATTTCCCATTGGCATGACCAGCCAGGATTTTATCCTGTATATTTTGCGCTCTGGTTCCTGCATAGAGATGTTCCGGATTTACGCACGGCGTGGTATCGCATTTGTGCAAAATCCATAGTCCTCCATCGTAATCCCCGAAGTGAATCCGATAGGAAAGATGATGGGCATAAATACAAGAATCATCGACGCGAAGTTGCCCATAGCCTTTAGCGGACAGGGTTCCAATCCAGAACCAACACCCATCCGTCTTGTAAACATACTTCCAGAAACGCTCTTCCGGTAAATTCATCGAAACCCCGTGAGCAATCCTGCCAGCGTGCCTAGCATGTAGAAAGACCAATCGAGCCAGCTTGAACCGCGATCGGCTGGCGATTCCCAATAATGATCGTAAACCCCTTCTTTCAAGCTCGCCCAAATGGTCATTCCCACTACTCCGATAATTAATCCCTTGTGTCCCCAGCGCCCGCACTGCGAAACGAGATAAGCCGCCGTAAAAAAGTGAGCGAATTGCGAGCTGACCTGAAACTCTCTGTCCGTGATGACATCGGTTATGGTGCTCATGGCTGTGCCGGTGGAATAACCACTGCGATGGGAGCTTGACCCGCCAAGTCTGTTTGCTTGTTCAACGCAGCTTGGAAATTAGGGCTTTTTTCGACGCTGCTATTCTGCGCGCGCGCGATGTTTGCGGCCAGCACGTTCAGAAACTTGAAAACGAAATTGTAAAACATGCTGGAAGTGGCTTGCGGTGCGGGAAGGGCACTGATAAAGGCGCTCCACGTGTACCCAGCCGCCAGCGTCGCCAGTACTTGATGGGCTTCTATGAAATTTACAAAGGAACTCACGCTGCTCCCTTATAGCACAGTTTATTTAACCGTGATAGCACATTCGCCGCGCTCCATCGAGCCTTGCGCCTGCTCCCAAAAGTCGTCAAAAGCGATGCGGGAATTGCCGATGTAATCCGTGCCAGGCATTGAGTTTCCTAGCAGAATGCAGCCGTCGGTATCCTCCGGAGAGTTTCCCCAATGCATCTCGATGTTACTGCGCCCCGGCACATCCACAAGCAAGGGCATTAGCCTGCCAAACTTTGGCGAGGGGTACGTCACCACCTTGTAGGTTCCCGCAGGAATGGCGCTACCGGGGCCACCGTCGCCAATCGGAAGTTCTAGCGTCCAGCAGAATGGTTTTTCGTCGATTGCCAGCGAGCCAATCGTGCTCTTGTCCGTGAAATTGAAACGCTCAAGAGTTAACTGCACATTCCTCCATTTTGAAGCCGTCGCCTAAAATCAATCGCACTGCTTGCACACCGTCCGCCGGGATGACGTGCTCTTGCTGATGGTCAAAATCAAAAAGCAGCCCGTCGCAAGTCAGCATCGCCACCAACTCGCCGGTGTCCGAAACTATCTGGTAAGTTTTCATCGGCCTTTTTAGAAGGCGACAGCGCCAGGCCATCGCCCTCAACGTGTGCCACTCCTCGCTTTCTCAGGGCTAAGATTTCTTCCGCTTATCCTTTGGCGTAACGGCTCTATAGGCTGCTTTGGCCCGCTCATCGCACTCGAAGCACCCTATGGGGTAGTCATGTCCGCCGATTTTCCTGTACCGCTGGACTTCAGGCTTCCGTTTCCCGCAGACCGGGCATTCCATCATCCACGGTTGCCCTTGTCTGGGCCGGTGCGAATGTTCTCTGCGCATAACGGACCACTTCTTTCGGCGTGCCCATGCGCGGGCAGCCACGCTCTCTCGGCTTTAATCTCTTCAAGCAATCGCTGGTTTTCTTCATGCTTCTTTTGCTGTTCGGCTTTGGCCATGTCCCGGTTGCGCCACATGTAAAGAAGGATTGGGCTTGTCACGGTAAGGAACAACTGCCCCACTTGATGCCAATCGATCATTAAATCCCCCGGGTCGTTCTGCTTTGTTCATCCGTTTCCTTTGCTTCGTTCAAGGCAAACTCCATGATATCAATCATCAGTTTCGCTTTTTTCCGTTGGTCATCGGTGATGTCCTCGTGCATGTCAGTGGCGCGTTCATTGAGCAGCACTTTCAGGCGGTCCCGTTCCCGCTGGGTGATTGTCAACGCCTCCAGCTTCTCTAGCAGCCCATCCATCTCCGCGTAACGTATCCGAGGGTGGTGGAGGTCGCTCGAAATTTGCGCTTGCACCCGCGCCCATAACGGGGAGACTTGCGTCTGCAAAACGCCGATGTCCCGGCCTTGCTGATCGATCTTCACGTTCATCCTGACCAGCAAAGCAATGATGGCCGTAAACGCCACGCCAAACAGCGTGATAATGAGGCCGGACTCTAGTGGCGTCACTGGACGCTCACCGTGGTGTCAGTCACTAAAGGCTGCAACCGCAGAGCCAGTTCCGCTCGGCCGGAACATTCATACTTTTCAAGGATGCTGGATATGTGAAACTTGATGGTGCTTACCGACAGATTCAGCTCGGCGGCAATGTTTTTGTTCTGCTTGCCTTGACAGACCAAATTCAGCACCTGGCGCTCTCTGTGCGTCAAAGGAATCCCGGAAATCTTGCTGCCATCAACAGCGGTAATCATATCGGTGTCGATTTCCACCGTGATCGGAACATGCAGCACTAGCGAGATGCGTCTCATTGGGCCACAAAGCTCATCGACTTGATGGCTCCCGCCGGACAAGTGGAGACGCATAAAACCACGCTGTAACTCATGGATTTGATCTTCGGCATCATAACGGACATCAGCACCGGAGAAAATACCAGCGGCTGCCCCACCGATTGATTGTTCAAAAAGAATATTGCATCGTACAGGACCGCAGGATTGTAGAGCAGCGAACTGCTGGTAGCGCCGCCAGGGTCGGGCAGCGTCAAGACTGGCGTTGCTGTCTGTGTGCCATCGGAGTTCAGCACGATTTGATTGACGACCAGCTGCGCGACAGGAATTGTGCCGTCTTCATTCGTCGGCGTGAACGTGATGCCCAAAGAGGGTTCGACCGTAACGGTCGTCGAAGCTGACAAGCTTCCTACCGTCGCGGTTACATTCGTTGTCCCTAGAGTGAGGCCCAGGACAGTTCCGCCAGATGCCGAAGCTATAGTAGCTGCGCTCGAAGCCCACGTAGCCGCAGAGGTGAGGTTCTGCGTTGAGCCGTCGCTGTAGCTGCCGGTAGCGGTCAGCGAGTCGGTCTGCCCGATCCCGATGATCGGAGAAGGCGTGGTAATCGCTATGGAACTGAGCGTGACCGACGGAGTAACGGTCAGGGTTACGGTGTTGGAGTTGAGATTCGCTCCGCCGCCGGCGCAGCCATAGAGTTCTACTTGAATTTGCCAGCCGTTCATCGCCAGGGTGGCGGGAGGCAGCGAGTAAGAAATCGTTGAGGCTACAGAGCCGTAATGCCCTGCTCCGTTGATGAGCCAAAATGACCTGCATGGACCAGCGCTCGCTGTCACTGTGAACGTAGCCACGGCGCCAACCTGCACTGTCTGAGAAACAGGCTGGGTCGTAATTGTTTGGCCGAGCAGTGGCCCAGCCCACAGCAATAGGAATAGAAGTCGTTTCATTTTGGCACCGCCAGATAAATTTTGTACCACCATGTAGTGCCCGGTTTCGACTTCACGGTGATGTGATCGTAAGACTCATCTACGACATAGATTGGGGTCTTGTTCGGAAGGCCGTAATCTTCATGCTCCATGATCTCCGGAGGCGCCGCGATCACTGTTTTCCCATCAAATTGTCCGGGATAGAAATTCTTGTAATCCAAGCGGTACTGCCCGTTCTTAGGAATAGTGAAATTCCCCAAGTACGGAGGAAGGACCGTGCAGCCGCAGCTTTGGCGTTCCGCAATACTCGGAAAATGCGGCCTAACGAAATGCAGTTGCAGGAGAAGGACTATCGCGGCGAGCATTCGATGCTCCCTGACAGCGTTCCTGTCGTGCCTGGCGCCCCGCCTGCCGTCCACGACCAGCTAACAGAGGTCGTTGTCCACAAAAGAATGCTGGTTTTAAGTACGGTAACGGGCGCCGTCCAAGCCTCTGTGCCATTGCCTAGTTCAAGATGACAATCGGGCGGCTGACCAGTGATTGTGTAGGTTTGCGTGAACGTGTAAACGATTGTTCCTGTAGCTGTCGGCGAACCTGCCGGCGTAATTGTAAACTTGGCGCGTTCGGCGGTATTGATGCCGGAATCAAGCGTGATCGTTCCAGTCCCAAAACCTGTGGCCGTGATCGTTGGAGCGTAGCCGAGAGTCGTGCAGGTGTAGGAATTTCCGCCAGTGTCCACTACCGTGCCAGCCGCATTCACGCTGCCGCAGTTCGAACCTGCTCCACTCGAATTGAATACATTGTCGTGCAGGAAGGCTTTACCTCCCGAGGCTACGTTGTAGACGCTCGACCCGGTGTTAGAGTTGATTCCGGTAGCAAACTTAGTGAGAAATAATTGTCCCGTAACAGAGAAACACGACGAATTGTTTGTTCCAAGGATGCACGATCCGCCATCGTCATAATAAAAGGAACCGCTATTTATCAGCACAGCAGGCCCGGCAACTGCACTGGAAAACCACGCGCAGCCGTTGCAGTTGAACACGGCCCCGCCAGTGATGTTTAGTGAATTTGAGCCGGAATTGTTCCCTGAAAAAATGCTATACACGCCGCCATGAGCATTGACAGCCCCCACACCCAGCCCGGACCCTACTCCGTCCACAATCCAATTAGAAATGATGTGATACCCGCCTTGAATGCTGACGTTTGTCGTCGAGTCTCCGAGTCCGAAAAAGGCCAAATTCGTATAAGTTCCGTCGTTCCCGGTCCTGAACAGTGGACTAGAAGACATGCCTAAGGTGTGTTGCCCGAAGCCGTTGAACGTAACTTTGTCCCACTGGCCGATGTTGCCGAAACAACTTGCTCCCGTCCCGACAGTGCAGCCAGAGGTTCCGCCAGCCACGTTGAACCACGGCGGAATGATAAAGGTCATGTTCCCGCCCATGCCGGTGCCGGTGATGGAAGGGTATTTTGAAGTGATTGCTCCGCCAGAAACGCCGTGGCAGGGAGCAGATTGAAATTCACCATTGTTCAAATTTGTAAATCCTGTTGGCGGATTGAGCGCCAAACAGGAGAACCCATCGAAAGCAGCTACTTTAGCGAGATGCCATGCCGCCGTGTCGTCCGACCCCCAAGCCAGCGTCCCATTGTTTGAGTTTGTGGTTCCTGCGTTGCCTGTGGCGCTTGCCGAGATGTGCACCTGCGTGTTGCTGTCCACCGAGCTGATCGTTACCGGCGTGGTGGTTCCTTGACCGATGACTGCCACTGCTGTGGGGTAGTTATTATCAAATCCAGTCCAGTTCGTGGCAAACAATTCCATGCCAATTGCGGCGGTCGTGGTGAAGTTGCAAGTGGTGCAGGTGACGATATTCGAGGCGCTTGTGACCGTAAACTCACTGCCGGTAGAAGTGACTTGCCAATTGGCTTTTACCCCTAAACTGGCAGGAAGGATGGGCCCTCCAAGCTGCGCATCCAGCACATAGCTGCATACACCGGCGTTAAAGAAGGGCACATAAACACCGAATGGCGCAACCGTGAGTTGAACGGGTCCGCTTGTAGCCGTACAGCTCCCTGGCAGCGAGCTTACCTGCGTGATGCCCCCGCCTGAGCTGGACCCGCCAATCTGTGTCTGGGCCAGCAGGGTCGAAGGTAAAAGCAAAAGGATTAGTAGTTTTCGCATGTTAATAGGCCACCGCTTTGAATACAAACACATCGTTTGCCGTAACCGAAGTCACGGTCAAAACGCAAGTCGTTGGGCTGTGCGAGGTTTGCTCGAACACATTTGCCCTGGTTGTTTCGTCCCACACATCGCAAACATAGCCGTTCGGAGCTGTTGGGAAGGTGATTGTCAGCGTGCTCGCTCCAGTGACTCCGGTGCATTTCGCATCGCCGGCAAAAGCTCCGCCATGCTGCGTCGTAATCGTCGCGCAAGCCCCTGTCCCGGTAAGTACTGGAACAGTCCCGCCAGCCGTCAAAGTCCCGTAAAGAGAAGTCTGCCCGGCTAGATTCTGCACTGTTCCGAATGCCGGAGTACCGGAATTCAGCGCCGACACGTTGGAATATAGATTCGATCCTATGCTTACCGTATCGTTGGTGCCGAAAGCGTATGCCGTTCCCCAGGAACTGAAAGTGTTTCCTTGCGAGGTCAGGTACTGTCCGTTCCCTATTGTGATTGGGATTCCGTTGGTTGATCCGGCGGGCTCCGAAATCAGACTACTGATGACGTTCAGGCCCCCAAATCCTCCGGTTACAGTCGGAACAGAAATGGCGGTAAACGCATTTGAGGAAGAAGAATTGGCCACAAATATTGTGCTAAAGGCAATGGAAAGGTCCTGCATGGAATTGTAGCCTCCCGTATAGCTCAGGAAAGGCACTCCGGTAGACCCGCTGTTGGGGTTCGAATAGCAGTGCGTGCAGGACCAATCGACGCTGGCATTCTGTATTGCCGATGTTGCGTAGGTATTGAATTCCACTTTGTCAAAGACCACGTGATCGCTAAACTCCGCGTTGTTTGTAGGTCCGGTGATGAATACGCTGGCATTTTCAAAGACTGTCCAGTTGTCAAAAGATACGAAATCGACCTGCTCAGCATTGATGATTGGCCCTATGGTCACTCCCGGTCCGCCAATGGTGCAGGCATGGCAGGAGATATTGTTGGCATCGTTGCCGACGCATCCAGCTCCCGCCGCGCAGTGTTTCATATCCCACATGGGGCCGGCTGTAGCTCCAGAGAATAGCAGTTGTACGCCGATAAACGTAAGCCCTACAGCCGACCTCGATGATAAGCACGCCGCTCCAACGCAAGTACCTGTAAACTTTATCGTTGCTGTGTTGGTCCCGGAAGAGCCTTGCGCGAAGCCCGGCCCCATGATCGTCACATTGATAGTGTTGTCGAGATTCAACGTGGATACTAAGCAGGCATTCTTGTTGGGTGGGATGAAGACCGTGCCTCCATTGAGCGATCCTGACCCGCTTTGGAATCTGGCAACTGAGTTTATGGCTGCCTGCACGGCTGTAGTGTCGTCTGTGACGCCATCGCATTTGGCTCCAAATGGAGGGCTCGTTACATCAGCCCATGGGGATGGCCCGTTAAAAGCGTTTGCCCCTATTCCTGCCGAGAACACCGGCGAAGCACTGAATACCGGAGCGGTACTAAAGGTCCAAATCCCGGTAACCGTGCAAGCTAGATTTTCAGCGCAAAAAATGTTGGTTTGGGCTCGCGCCTCTGGCGATTTGCTGAACCACATCTCAACCGTGGTAATGGCAAAGAGGCCAATCAGCATCGCCAAGCCAAGAATAAATCTTTTAATCAAAACACAACTCCCTTCAGCAATTGCCCCGTGACGCTGTTACCCGCATTGAGCGTGCCCATCTGCTCGGTAATCAGCAAGGTGTTGTTTATCGTTGTGTTCACTGAAATAGTCGGAAGCCCCACTACCCCATTGTTTCCCGCTACTGCCGCGCCAGGTCCGAAGATTTCACAACTGATATTGGCCGTCCCTCCGGCGCCGGAAGTAATTACCGAGAATTTAGCCACGTAGTTGAATGGCTGGAAGTTGGCTATTCCCGCTGAGTAGGTAGCCGCGCAAGCTGTCCCACCGCCAAGACTCATGGAAATCGTAATGGTCTGGCCAGCAGCGGAACTGACTACTCCTGTAAGATCAACATTTAATAGACTTCCAGCTGAAAGCGCATTCGCTAGGACAGAGCAGGAAAGCAAGTTCTGCGCCGCATTGTTGTTTGTGATCGTGACAGGGCCGATAGCTGTGCAGCCAGCCGCGGCGCCGTTTGTTGGTGCACAGCCAGTAGTCGTAGCTCCAGATTGGGCGTCAAGGCAAAGCGGGGCAGCAAGCGTTCCAGAGATTACGCCAGAACTCATAAGTTTAGCGCCTGTACCCTGAATGCCAGTGCCTGTCGCCGCGCCGTTAACAATGGGAGTAGAAATAGTTGGCGTGATGATTGTCGGAGTATTAATGATCGGCGCGGTCAGCGTTTTATTGGTCAGCGTCTGTGTGGCTGTCTGCGTCACAAAGCAGTCCCAGAAAGCTGTGAATCCCCGGAAGCAGGGAATGTCTGTGCGGTAGGCCAGTTCTCCGGCCGTCCCGCCAGGATCAGAGGTCGCGCCAAGCAAGAAGAGGTTCTGCGGACTGTTCACGATGGTATACGCTGAAATGCCGTCAATTGTGTATTGCGTCACTCCTGATGCACAGTTCACGCCGCCAGCTGAAACCAGCACAAAGCGATATGTGGCATTCGACAGCCAGATGGAGGCAAATCCGCCGCTATCGAGGATTATTGGGTTGGGATTGAGGGCCGTGCCGGTATAGTCCGAATAGGTTGCCAAAGGCGTGCTTGTCGTGGAAATGTAGGTAAAGATGCATCCGGAGGCCAGCGGCGCCCCATTTACACCAAAAAATTGCTGCTTAGCTACCGGGCTAGGGGCCACAGCCACTTGGGCTAAGACGGCGGTACTATAGCCAAACACGACCAGCAAGAGCAGTATTGCTCTAGAGGCCTTTATGATCCAACTAGCCCTGTACATTGTCGCCACTGTCATCTGTTTTTATGCCTTCCTCTGGGTAGTCGCCGTTGGCATACTCATTTCTGATAGTTCCGCCAAGGCTTTGCCCCCGCGTCCTCAACCATAAATTTAACGTTGTCAGGCAGCTCGAGGCCTCTACGCATCCATTCTCTAATCGCGTTTCCATCGCCGCCCATCATCTTCTGATAGAGCTCCTTGCCGGGAACGGACTGGTAAGTCACCTTTACATCGGGCGGCGGCGAGCTAGGGTCCACGATGCTTCCGGTCGTTTGCTTTCCAAATTTGTTCACATATTCAATCTTTGCCGGGGCTGTTGTTGTGGTGGCGTCTCCGAATGGCGTTGCCGAGCCTTTCGGGATGTCTCCTTTGATGTTGCCAAGGATCTGCCGCTGCTCGTCCAGCTTTGGAGCAGCATAGGCCGGTATGTCGGCGTCCGCTATCCCTTTTGGGATAGTTACGCGCGCTCCGTCCGGCGCCACAGCCCAACGAATACCGAGACTATCCATTATGACTTTTGGTGCCTGAGGGGCCGTGGATGTGGCACTGCCGAACGGCGAAGGCTCTGGAGTTTCAGGAGCATTTTTGGCAGCTAACCGCGCCGCAGCGGCGGCTTTTCTGTCAAGAGCATCCTGTTGGGCTTGGCGTTTCATTAGATCGCTGCCCTTTTGTTCGAGGGCGTCTTGCTCAGCTTTCGTTAATCCTGTAGCCGATGTGGGTTCAGGAATCACCTTGCGAAGCAACTGCTCAGGCAACTCCGTCGGGTGCACAACAGCCTTGGCCAGCGGAGACAATTCCCCTTCGGGGGTATACATCAACCGGCTTAGCGAACTTTTCAAGGCCGGAAGACTCGCTCCGAATTCTCCCAGCGCCCCGCCGGCAGCGAAACTCCCTGCTGTTTTAGCCGCCTCTACAGGATCTACTGTTCCCGAGGTTGCTTCTTGCCCTATGGCGTTTCCAGTTCCAGCCCCAATCCCAGTGCCAAGCATGCGCACAAGAGCTCCAAACAGGCCTCTTGCTGCCGAAATCTCCCCGCCGGCCGCTCCTCCAGCTAATTCCAGGACGGCTTTGCTATGCGATTTGACATCGCTCCAGTCCAGTCCTTCTTCCGGATGTCCTCTCATTTCCGGAGGGATTCTATTGCCTGGTACGACTCCGGGAGTTGGCGGAGTCTGATCAAGAGCTTCCGCCTTCGACATATCGAACAAAGGAACGGCTTTGCTCATGTCGAAAAGAGGTTGCGGAGCGCTGCTCATGGCACAATCCCCATGTCTACCGTTCCCTGGGCGTTTGTATAGTGCATTTTCCCGTCAGGGCCTTGCACTTTATGCGTAGCTCCCGCGGGGGGCTTCGATTGCAGTTCCGGCTTAGCCGATTTCCCCTTGACTTTGCTGTAATCCGGCGGATTAGGGTCCATGGCTTTGTCTTGCACGTAATTCACTTCGGCACCTAATGCCGCTTTCAGTGTTGGACCATCGAGTTTCTTTTGGTTGGCCAAGTCCTCGAAATGCTCAAGCATTTGCGCGGAACCTCTTGAGCCAACGTGCGCCTGCATGAGCAAGGTCGTTGAAAGTCCCATCTTGGCCCGCAAAGCTGCCACATCAGGGTCGCCAGCACCAACTTTTCCAGCCATGAACTCGTTCCACCGGCTGGCTACCTTCCCAAGCTTTCCTTCAGAATCCAGTTTATCGACCAGCTGCATGATGCCCATCTCTTCCGGCTTGGCGTCGGCCGGAGCCTGTGTGTTGGCTAGCGACAACCAATGCCGGGCAGCAAGAGCTTTGTTCACCATGTCGGCATCGGCTTTCATGGGGTTTTGTACGCCTGCCTGCTGTGCCTGGCTCAGCGGCGCAAGAACTTGACGGCCGTTTTTGTCTGTTCCGACAACGGGGTTCATGTCCGTTTTGTCGCGTTGGAGTTCGAAGGTTTGCGAACGCATGGCGTTGACTATATCTTGCTGGGCCTTTGTTGCTGCTCCTTTCTCCGTGGCTTCCAGAAGCTTGTCCACCCGGTCAAAGTCCGTTGGCGATGCTCCGGGCTTCAACTGGAAATAGTCTGGCGCGGTTTCTCCGGGATGCAGTACTTGATAGCGAGCGTCGAAGCCTTTGTTGATAAGCGGAATTTGGCTAGGATCGATTCCGCCGATGCGTTCTCCAGTGATGGCATTTACCAGCGTCCCGCCAGAAGGCTTCCAAGCCTCGAGAGACATTTTTTGCCGCTCTTGGGCTTCCTTGACCAATTGGCTGCCAACGGCAAAGCTGTTAGCGAGGATAGTGGCTTGCTCGTTCCCTGGGTAGGTATGCGACATTTGGCCCGGCTTGACGGTTCCTGCCTGTTCTTCTTTTGTGACCTCATTGTCCCAAGCGGTTTGTTGGGCAGCAGGATCTTTAATTCCGGCGATGTTCAACAACCGGCCGCGGTAGGCATCGTTTTGCTTGGCCATCGTTTCGGCGTTGTTCTGGGCGGTGATGGAATCATTTTTGGCGATCTCGCCTATGGCCTGCTTGGTTGCTAGGAGTTTTTGTGTCACGCCAAAGACAGCTTGGCCAGAACCACCATTTCTAAGGACTCCCATGGCGAGTGAGTTAGGATCTTTGCCATCCCAATTCAGCATGGCTTGTGTTACGGCATGTTGGTCTGTCAAGTTCTGCTGCTCCTGCTTTATTTGCAATGCCGTAGCTTGCTGCTGCTGCTGACTGGCCTTGATTTGCTCGATTTGGGCATACTCCGCGATAGGCGATGGTTGCTGATTATTAATTTGGAGAGCCGGGAATCCGCCCATCAGCCACCGCCCCCAAGGAGACTGGAAAGCATCGCAAACTGGTTGATGCTATTGATTCCGCCATTCACGGCGTTGGCGATTCCGGCATACCCCGAAGCGTTTGCCGCGCCAGCCGCCATCATGGATCCGCCTACCTGTTGGCCGGTGGTCCCTGAAATGTTCGCATTCGTGTTGCTTGCTTGCTGGCTAAGTTGTCCCAGATTCTGAGCGGCTGTCTGTCCTGCTCCGCTCAGCGCCGCTAACCTGTTAAAAGTGTTTGTCTGGTTTCCTTGGAAAATGTTGTAACTCTGCTGATACTGCGTCAGGGCATTGTTGTAGGTCTGTTGATACGTAGAATCGGCTAACCCTTGTGAGTACTGATCAAGGGTTTTCTGCGCTCCGGTAGATAGAAGGCCGCCTTGGGCCGCGGCGCTGTTCTGGATGGCGTTTTGGCCCTGTTGCTGGGCAAACTGATAACCCGGAGTCGCTTGCGCCTGAGCCGCGGTGGGAGCGTTGAATTGCTGTGTCCAAGGAGTTAAAAGCCCCTGCCCTGGATTTGAGAGCAGCGACGCTAAGGAGTTTACGCCCTGAGTGCCAGCTTGCAGCCATGGAGCAATATTCTGCTGCGTAGTGTTGAATTGCGACTGATTCTGATTAAGAGCCTGCTCGCCAAGATTGTATTGGAGCTTTGCAGCGTTATTGGCTGCCCCGGCCTGAGCATTGGCCGCTGCCGACGATCCAAGAATTCCGGAAAGTATCTGTAGTGGAGGCATCAGACTATGCCCTTCCAGACATCCCATGGCAGAAGCTTCATGCCGCAGGTTCCAGCTACCCATCGCATCTTGCGGCTAGGGGTAAAAGCATAATACTCAAGACCTTGAGGGAGTGCCGAGACTAGAGAAGCTTGAAGTTTCCTAATATCCACTTGCCCGCGGTAACTTTCATGCACCCAAAACGGCTCTCCGTGCAGAACGGGATGGAAGCAAAGAATCCCAGCTATCTGCCCGTCATGTTCAGCTACCGACAGCATGGAATTTTCCTTTGAAGGAAGTCTTTGGCCAAAAGTCTCTAGCGAGCTTTCCGCTCGATCCCACTCCTCGTATCTGAGTAACCTGTATTCCATTAGAATGAGGTTAAAGCGCTCCTCTTCCACACATTTGGCGCAACGCAAACATACACGAAATTCTGGTCGTAAGTGATGGAATCCTTCACCCCTGGCGCCGATGAGCTTTTTGGTGTCGCCAGTGGCACGGTCAGCTGATTGAATCTGCTGGTAATGGCTTGAAACCATTGCTCCCAAGGAAAAGAAGGCAAGGGCTGGCCTTTGGTTTCAAAGTCGCTGTCTACCGGAGGGTTGGCGAAGTTTGGCATTTACTTATCACGCAACTTTTTGATATTGGCGCGTTAGTCGCTCGCTCGGCGCGTAACCTGGCTGGCTGTTCACATACGCATCGACAATTCTGAACGCAATAGGATCTGAACAACTGATTTCATACGTTCGGATCCGCGCCCGGCCAAGTCGTGCCCATCTCACCCTTACTTTGTACTGGCCTGCTTGCCCGGCATCGCGCGGCTGGGCATTAGACCAAGTGTGGCCACCGTCATCTGAGAATCTCAGCCAGACAAGAGGTCCTCTAGCAAAGGTTGTGAAGTTCTGCGAGGTCTGCAACAGCCCCGCGGATGTAACGCTTAAATCCCATGCCGAGCCTGGCGCTACCATGGTGATTATCGTAGGGTTGCTGGCACTGAAAGCTACATTTGTGGTCGTGAGAAGCCCGGCGGTCGTGACACCTAGCTGCCAAGTGGATGCTCCAATGTTCAGAAATATAGCTGGTCCGGCGCCGGTGGCACCTCCCGCTGAGAAATTCGTAAGCTGAACATCGGTGGCCGGGTTGGAAAAAATGCTCAAGCCTGGCTTTCCAGAAACGATGCTTCCATCAACCGCTGAACAGACTTGCACTCCGTTTCGATAGCCGGTCAACTGCGTACCGACGGCTGTAAATTTGAACACATCGCCATTTGCCACGGTGATGGCGACAGGCCCTGCCAGCGTATTGTTGACTCCTGCCACATTCTTGAAAATACTGACAGTCTGAGTGCCTGGAACGCCCACAACGGCCATACTGTAATTGGAGGTATCCGTGCCACGCAGAATCAGCAAAATGCTATAGACATCGGCATTATTTACAGACGCTGCCTGCACCTGGCAGAACTGGTCGCTTGGAAACACAACGCCGGTGTAAAGCTCTCCGCTAAGCGAGGTCGTGGCAGATCGGCACGTATTGCTTACAATTTGCAGGCCAGAACCAACCAGAATCGACCAGTTTGCCGGATTCAGCGGGTTTTCGTTAGCCCTTGTGAACGTATCCGTAGCCAAAGTGTTGGAAGCCTGTATTTGCGCAGTTTGCAGCAGTCCCGTATCTTTGACGGTCAGTGCCCACAACCCAGCGCTGCTATCCTGGAGCGTCAGTACTGTTGGCGTTCCTCCACCTGTTTGCAGCGGTGGTTCCGGGCCCAGGCCAGTCTCCATGTCCAGTTCAAAGCGTGTGTGCTTCATCACCTCAAGTTCGGTTGAGATGTGCGGAGCTCGGCGAACTCTGACAATTGGAACACCGGCGTTTGTCAGGAAACTGTCGTCCATTTGATAGAGATTCGAGGATCGCCAATCCCCCACAATGTGTGTCCCATTCCAGAAAGAATGGTTCCAGCTGGGGTGTCCCATGCTGGCGCCGGAAGTCTCGTTAAGGAAATCTCTTTCATGCCAAAGATTGGTCGCCACATCGTAGACCCAGGTAGCTCCATTTCCATTATTGGCCGAGGGATAGAGAACCACCCAAAAGGAATGGCCAAAGCGTTGATATGCATAACTGACAGCGTCAGAAGCCTTGGGATACTTCTGCCAAGCTAGCTCCGTGGCATGGGTCGAGATTCTCGAGGCATTGTAGCCTGTCGCGCGCCACGCAACGCGGTCTCCCTTATCATCCTGGCCAATCCAAAAGATCGAATTGTCCACGGAGTCACAGGCAAATGCCGCAGCTCCGCCTTGTTCGATAAACCCTCCGGGAACCACATCGAAAACGTTGATGGATCCCGAAGCATAATACACGACAGTCTTTTTGTTGCCTCTCAGCCACAATTGCCGGTGATCTACCTTCATCCCCACAATGTTTTCCGGGAAAACACTGACAACGATTTGCCCATTCAGGTTCCAGCTCGAGGCGTCAAAGACATTTGAAATACAAACCGTTCCCGAATTGGCAATCAAAGCCAAAAAAAACGAATCGCAGAACGCTACCTGCTTGACTGGGGCCGGGCCGGTTGCAAGCGTGAAATTCGTTGCCGCAACTTGGCTGAATGCATTGGTGGCTAGAATGAGCAGATATACTGACCCTCCGGAAGCAATTAAGAGTTGCGTCTGGCTGGCAGCCATCGACGCCGGCAGTCCATCGTTGGCCAAATTCGTGCCTCTGACGGCGGTAGACACGACGATAGGCATGCCCGTTCCGCCTATTGTTTGTGTAATCTCATAAAGCTGTGTGTCGGCTACGACAAAAAGGCGGCCATTGTACTCCAGCTGCCCCCGAGGAGACCCTCCAAAAGCGGCGATCTTAGCTATTCCCGGAGTTGGGTTCAGCACCATCTTGCTGCGCCCGTCGCCTGATTCATTGACTTCGGGATAGAGATTGACACACCTCTGGCAGTCGGCATTTACGGCCTGCGCTGTGTAACTTCCCCCGCAGAAGTCGAACCTTGCCAAGCTATCTCCCTATAAACCAACGCGCCCGATCAATCTGGATGTCGTAGCAAAAGCCAAAGGCTATCCAAGGTGTACGGATGGCCCACTGTCTGCCGTGGTTGTTTGTAATTCTGTACCATTGCCATCGCTTATACATTATCGCCTCACAATAAATGTATCGCTGCGCCAATCGTACACGCTCGCACCTGTTCCACTTAGCCCGGGATCGCACTTCAGAATCGGTGCTGGCAGATTAATGTCTTTCAGCGCCGACAACGATTCGGCGGCCTTCAGCATAATCTCCGGAGCGATTTGCACTCCGAACTCCGGAGCCAGATATACGGCCAGGTTGTACCGGATGGCCTGCAAATAGGCTGGCGGGAAAGTGACATCGGTTACTGCAAGGTCTGGCCAAGTTGAAAGCGGCTGCCAGGAGTATAGTACAAGGTTACATGCTAGGCCGGGAATGACCCAGAAATTCAAATTTCTTAGCGGGAAGGCTCCATCGTCATAGCAGAACAAAGGGTAGCTTCCGGAGATGTTTTTGACCCGCACATTGGCCCAGCCATCGGTATCCAGCAACGCAATGGGCACTTCACTTGGCTGGGTTGGATTGCTGAGGATCTGGCAGCCCATGCGCGTAATCTTGGTCGGTCGCTGAATGTTGAAATTGCCGCCAGTACCCAGCGTGTAAGTCTGCGTGCCAAGAACAAACGGGAATATGTTGATGTTGTCGGTGAAAATCTTCAGGCCATCGGCCTGCCATTCGTCCATCATCTGCTGAAGAATCATCAAGCAGTCGGCAGGCTCATTGCCGACGAGATTCTCGCCAGAGGCTAGAATGCCAGCTAGACGCGCCGCGCTCTGCAAGAGATCGACGCCTTTCACGTGTTAGTTGACCTCTACGTTGCGCTCCGGCAATTGCAGATCGTTCGGGTTGGGCACCCAGCCGTCTTTTACGAGCTTGGCTTCATCTTTCTTGCAGTCCGCTTCGTCAATTGGAGTAGGAAAATTAGGATCCCAGCCAATCGGCACAAAGCAAGTTTCGTATGGGTGGACGATGTTGACGCCTTTGTCTGAACCATGGCCGGTAACTTGACCCTGATAGCCATTCTCAATCGCAAGAGCATACGGCATTGGATAATTGGGATTGACGCGATCACCCTTGTAGATGGGCTCCTCGAGGTTGGGCTTGCCGTCTGCCCCTTTTTTGTACTTGATGGCCAGACGGTACAGAACCTTGGGATACAGCCTGTTCTCTGCCGCTACTTGCTCGGCATAGAGCCGATCCGTTCCGGTAATGTAGGGAGGCTTCGGATCATTCTGCTCCATGGCGCGTATTTGTGCATCGGTGCGGCCAGCCGAGTCTCTGACCTCGCGGATAAGCACCATTTCGTTGTTGCGTGGCTGCATTCGGACTACTGGCATTATTTAACCTCCTGAACAGGCTGGGTCGCCGGCTTAGGCGCTGGCGCTGAAGGAACAGGAGGATTTGGAGGGGCAGGCGGAGGTACTGGGGGCGTCACAGGCTTCGCAGGCTTCGGCCCCGCTGTCAGCGTAAATTCTTGCCCCACCTCGTAAAGGAAAACATCCTTTTCAGGTGCCGGAACGGGAAGTTCCAGCGTTCCGCGAACTCCGTCTTCCCCGGTAAGCGTCAGCGTGAAGTCGCCATTCGGCGATTGGGTGTTCTTGGTTACTTTCAGTTTCATATCAGCTCCAGGTTCCGGTGCCGGTGGATGTCATCGTGATGGCTCCGGAATTCACTATCACAACAACATAATCTCGGAAAGATGTGGGGCCAACCGTATTGACTCCGGCGCCCCCAAAGGTTACGCCTGTCCCAGCCACTAGCGTCAGAGTGTTGGTGATGACGGTATTGACGACACGCAAGGTGTAGGCAAAACCGTTCAGATTTTGAATTCCAATCAGGGCTTGCAGATCGGCATACATCTGCGCGGCTGTGCGGGTGGTCAATGACCCGGGCGTTACCGCCGTGCTGACATAGAAAACGTCGTCTGCTCCGGTGATGGCATTGGCGACAAATGTCGCAGGGCCAGCCAGAGCGCTAGTGGTTATCTGCGAGCCATCCGTCTGGATGATGTCGGTTACGGCGCTCTCATCGAACGCTCCGCGATGCGTAATAGCCATTTATGCCAGCCTTGATGGATACCAGAGCTGTGCTCCGCTTGATCCATCCAGAACGAAAGTCACACAAGACAGGGCCGTAGTGGCCGTGCCTGCAACGGCAAATGCCGGTCCAGTGCCGCCGCCGGCCGCAGTCCAAGTCAACCCTCCGGCGGATCCCGCAAAGATGATTGTAACCTGGGTTCCGTTGACGTAATTCTCTTCTGAGTTTGGCCCGGAGCTTCCTAGGTTGGCTGAAGACGGCGGAAGCATGTTGGTCATTGCCACAGTGCCTGTGGTGCGGAAGATAGGGCCGCTGGCAATGATGGAAGCAGCCGAAACGACCGAAGCCGATAAGCCAGTAGCGCTCTGTTCCGGCAGCACCGCTGAAGTTTGTTTCGTGGCTGGAACAAAGTTCAGGAAGTCAACGTTAGTTCCAAAGGTAAACGGAGTAAGCGCAGCGTGCGGCATCGCGCGAGTGCCCATCATTCCACGCTTGATGGCGTAGGGATTTGTCCCACTGACGAGCTGCACCATTTCCTGCTCGATGAGCAGATATGTGATAGCGCCTCCGGAAACGGTTCCGGTGCTGCCTACGCCCTGGTAGTTCGAGACGCTAATGCCCGTCGCGCTGGTCAGCGTTACGCTGGTGTCGGTCGGTCCAAGAGCAGTTGCAATAGTTGAGTAAGCTAGGGCCATCGTTTTCTCCTTACGCCATCACGCGGCAAGCTGTTTCGCCGTAGAGTGTCGCCCAGCCGTAGAGCACGTCAAAGCGTCCAGGCAGACGGTCTGAGTTAATGTCATACGCCTTGATGTAGCGCATGGACAGGCCTAACTGGTCGCTGGACTTCCGCTCGGCCATGATGACTCCGCCGGTCGGCAGAACCATGTCGGCCATGCCCAAGGTGAAAGATCCTTTGTGGAAGCATAGCCCTTGCGGTGAGTTTACGCCCGCGGCTCCAAATACGTTGATCGAAGCGCCAGCAGAAGGAGCTGCAACCACGTTCTGGAAAGGACCGGAAAGCACAATGGCCGGGTAAATCGGCACAGTCGCTGCGCCGCCAGAACTGGTTACATCGGCAGTCACTGTGAAACACTGGAGCGAGCCAGTGGAAGTCTTTTCCTGCGGGTTTACCGAATAGCAGCCTGTAGTGCCGCTGCCAATCGTGAACACATTGCCCTTTTTGAGCAACGCAGTCACAGAACCGGCATTTGAGAGCACTAACGAGGCGCCCGACTGGCCTCCGGCATTGATCGTTATGGTTGTCGCGCCGTTCAAAGCGCCCACGGTGTTTATAGCTACGTTCTGGTCCATGGCCCATGCCGCGCCGATGGCATAGCCCATGTAGCCTTCTTCATACTGCTCCCGAATCCGTTCGCTGGACTGGAATAAGCCTTTCAGGGCATCAACGATGGGAGGTTCCATGGCCTGGTTGATGATGATGGCTCGCGGAGTCTTTGCCGCGGCATTGTCATTCAGCTTCTGCATAGCTTGCAAATAAGTCAGGAGGGCATTCGGAGGCGTTCCTGGAACACCTACTGCATTGGCTACGTTCAGATACTGAAGCAGGCCGTCGGCGTCAATCTTGTTGGCGATGCGCGCCATGGCAGGCTTTAGGAACCTGTCGGCGAAGTTCTCGATGTTTAGCGTGAAGTCTTCCGAAGTGAATGTGGTGTCTACGCCAAACTGCGTGGTTAGCACCAACTGGACTACCGTTTCGATGGCGTCTTCGGTCGAAAGACCTTGGCCCGAGCGGCCAGTATACTTGGGAGGCTTGCGAATGTTCAGAATGGTACCGATTTGCGCGCCTTGCTTGGCGAAATCCTTGTCGTATTCTCGAACAACTTCCTTGGTGAAGGTCAGTTCGTTCTCGAGGACTGGCAGGGATTCCATCGTGACCATACCGATGGTTAATAGCTGGTTCACTGAGGAGTTCTCCTTTCAAGAATAGAATCAGGTTCGATTCCGTCCCTGTCGGAGAACTGACTTTGGCGCGCAAGCGCGCTACGGGGAAATACAGAGCTACGATATGCCCTTTTACGTCAATGTCAAGACCTATCTGCGCATCCCGGAGCGTTTCTGCATCTTTCTTTCGCGCAGGTATTCGTCCGTCTGGTTTTGTTCAGCCAGTTCTTGCAGCGATGGCCGCACGCCATTGGTGTTTCCGGTGAGCCGGATTCCAGGACTTGGGGCATTCGAAACAAAATCGGAAGGTCTGACAGCTAGACGCTCGGCAATCTTACCCACTTCTGCCGATTGCTGGAGGTCGTCCATCTTCATAAACGTTCTTGCGGCAAGATCATTCTCTGGCTTGGCCAGCCAGTAAGCTACTTCCGGAACAGCTAAGCGGGTAATCGTCGTTCGCGCCATTTCACTCATCGTCAAGCCGCGAACGTGCGCCGCTTGCAGCGTGGCGTCGAAGTCCGGGTGAGCCACCACAAATTTCTTCCCATTTTCAAGAAACTTATCAAACTCCTCTTTTCGAACTTGTAGGTATTCTGGTTCTTTTGGAGGAGGTGTTGCCGCTGGAGCTGCTACGGCTGTGGGGCCGTTCTCTTTCGCTGCCCACAACGCCATGGCGGCATAGTATTGCTCCACATCCGTAAATTCATTCATCTTCGGTTGAGTTTTGGGAGTCTCAACAGAAGGAGTTTCTACTGGCTTTGTCTCTGGAGCCTTGGCGGCTAGTTCAGTCTTTTCCTTTTCGAGTGTGGCTGCTTTGGCCTCGGCGTCCGCTTTTTCTTTCGTCAATTCGTCAATTCGGGCCTGCGCGCCGCCGCGATTCTTGCGCTTTTTTGTCTTATCGCGCTCCGTAATGTAGGCGTCGACGGCCTGGCGATCGACCATTTCCGGAGGGATAGCGTTGTCTAGGACTGCTTTAATCTCTTCGGCCGATTTTCCTTTTAGCGGTTCAGGAATCGCGGCTGCCAATTCTTCTGGCGTGGCTGGCTTAGTTGTCTCAACGATTACCGGAGGCGGAGGAGCGTTGCGCTCTTTAGCTCGTTCAGCTATATAGGCGTCTGTCTCTTGCCGCTCTTTGACTTCCGGTTCCACCACAGGCACTACGGGCGTGCTCATATCCAGTCCACATCCAATTCTCCGGGAGCGGCGCCGGCGGTAACTACTTGGATCCCCACGCCAAAGAATTGCGGGGTAAGCAAGCCGGTATTGACTGTCAGCGTGCCCGGAGAGGTTCCTCCATAGTTGCTGATTAGTCCTCCTGCCGGGTTGGGGCCGTCAAAAAGCTGCAATGTCCAGTTGGTTCCAGCATTCGGAACGCTAAGCGCCCGAATGTATCCCGGCATGGTCTTGAGTTGGAACGTACCGCTCGTGGTGATTTTGGTTATGGCCATCTATGCTCCTTGTGGTGCTGCTGCGTTGGGATCCGGAGGAGGGGGAGTGGCCGCCAAATCCTTTTCGTGCTCTTGCTGGGAATCTTGCTGATCCGCGGCGGCCTTTTGGCCGACTTTGGCTAAAGCCAGTTCATGCGCTTGCGTAGCTCCCAATTCCCATTTCTCGAAATCCAGCCTGGCGGCATCCAGTTTGGCATTAAGCGCGGCTACTTCCACTTGCGCGGCCGTCTGCAGCTGCACGATGGCCATCTTGCCGTCTTGCTGAATCTTTTCTGTCTTGAGATCGTCCATCATCTGCTGGTTATGCTGCATCAGTTGCTGGTTGATCTGCTGGGCTCGTTGAAGCTGTGTGCCAAGCTTCTGGATTTGTGCTTGCGGGTCGGTGTCGTCGTCGCCCAAAGCTTGTGGCGGAATAATCCGCTTGATGCGCGCGGCAATTTCCTTGGCTCCCGGCATGTCGGAGTTTCCAATGATGACATCGCCGGCCAC